CACCACCCATCGTGACCCACTGGCCACCGTTATCGTCGTACCGCCTGAAATCGTTACCGGCCCAGCCGACATGCCGGATGTGCCTGCGGCAATCGTGTAGCTGGTATCAATAGTTAAACTATTGACAAATATACCATTGCCCGCTATGACATGCTCCGATGTTAATTCACCAGTGCTAGGTTTGTACAGATATTTGGCATCACTTGTGTAGATGTTGGCCAGCGCACCAGAGGTTGCAGCCGCAAACGTCGGATAGACGTTGGTGGACGTCGTGGTGTCGTTGACAATCGTTGCGCCTGAACCAGACGCCAACGCCCACTTAACGCCGGATGTTTCTGTCGAATCAGCGGTTAAAACGTAGTTGTCGGTGCCCACGGGCAGGCGGACATTGTCCGTGCCGTCGCTGACAATCAAATCGCCCTTGGTCGTCGTTGGGGCCAGCCCATCGAACGCCGCAACAGCAGTCGTCTGGCCCGTGCCGCCGTTGGCAATAGGCAGGGGGCCTGTCACCTGGGAGGGCAGGTCGACCCCGGTCAGCGTGCCGCCCAGTGTCAGGCTGCCGCTGGATGTGACCGTGCCCGACAGACTAATGCCGTTGACCGTACCGGTGCCAGAGACGCTGGTAACCGTGCCCACGTACTGGTCGTTGGACGTAATTGTAAAGTTCGGGTACGTACCCGTGACGCTGGTCGTACCGGCGCCGGTCAGCGACACCACTTGATCTGGCGCAGTGTTGTCAATCGTAAAACTAGGGTACGTACCGCTGACGCTAATGCCTGTGCCGGCGGTTAGCACGACCGTCTGGTCAGGGGCCGTATTGGTAATCGTAAAGTTCGGGTATGTGCCCGACGTGCTGATGCCCGTGCCGGCGGTCAGCACGACCGTCTGGTCGGGCGCCGTATTGGTAAACGTCACGTCGCCCGTGGCAGACGACACCGAAATGCCGGTGCTGGCGATCGCGCTGGTCACACCCGTGTTGGCAATCGTGATCGACCCGGCGCCTTCTGTGATACTGATGCCTGCGCCGTCCGTCAGGTTGGCGTTCTCCCACACGCCCGCCACAGCGTCGTAGATCAGCGTGTTGCCGGAAGCAAGCGTTGTAAAGTTGACGTTGCCGTCGGTGCCGCCCAGCACCGAGCCGTAGGTTGGGCGGACAAACAAAATGCCATTAGCCACGCCCACATTAACTACCGCAGCCACCGTTACAATCGCCGCCGGGGCGGTAGGTTTGACGTTAGTCAGGCCGCCTGTAACCAACGGGTTGTAGTACAGCACATCGCCTTGTACCCACGTCTCCGCGCCGCCGGTGGTGTCGATTTGCTTGACTTCACCAAACGTGGTGACAAACACCCAATCGTTAGTTATGCCGCTCTCATGGGCGATACCCAAGATGTAGTTGACCTGTTCCGGCAGCAGCCCTGTCGCAGGTTCAGCTTGCAGGCCGCCGCTGGCACCCAGCGTGCCGCTAAACATCAGCACTTGGCCCTTGGTAGCCGCAGCGGAGAGCTTGACGCGGTAATACAGCTCCTCACCAATGCGCTGGATAGCTGCACCATTCATCTGGAACGTCAGCGTTTGGAACTGATCCTCATCGTCGTAGTACAGGCGGCCTGTCGCGTCCGTAACGGTGGCTGTCGTGTCAAACTGGATAAAGTCGGGCGACGAGATGCCGCCGGTCACACCCGTCATCGACGTAATGTCGTTGTTGGTGCCTAAGACTGCAGCGCTTAAATTAGCCCGCGCGCCGCTTGCTGTAGTGGCCCCTGTGCCGCCATTATCGACATCTAGGGTTCCGGCTAGGGTAATCGTTCCCGACGTCGTGACAGGCCCGCCAGAGGTCGTCAGGCCCGTAGTGCCGCCGGAGACATTGACGGATGTGACCGTGCCAGACCCGCCGCCCCCGCCCGCATTGGCTTTGTTGAGCAGGTTTAAGAAAAACCGATACCAATCGCGAGAAACAAGCCCCGTCCGCTCGTCGATGATCGGCGATTGGTTCTTGGGTAGTTCTGGGTTGTTATCGCTAGGCATTGGTGCCGGACAAAACGAGTTCGGCACCCATGATGGCAATCTTGACGGGGTCGGTGCCAGACACCTCGTAGACGCGGTCGCGCAGCTTGTCAGTCATGCCCAGACGACGCCAGAAGGCACGGTAGCCGTAGTTACCGATCTTGCCCATGCCCGTCCAATGCTCGTTCGACCAGGTGTGACCGCCGTCATCCGACCAGCGCATCATGACTTGGGGGTCGTTGCCTTGGCCGGTAATCAGACCCACGCCCGTCTCGCACTCCAGCTGCAACGTGTGCTGAGCGGTACGCTTCAAGTTATTCTGGCCGGTGGGCAGCGCGCGCCATGACCGCAGCCACTTTTGTGGCAGCGTATCGTCGGCAAACACATCCAGATCGTACGCGTAAATCTTGCCGTTCTGGAAGTCGCCCACCACAATTTGGTTGTTGTAGAACATCTGGCAATTTGCCCGGTGGCGGATAAACTGGCCATTGGCAAAGCCTGCACGCTCATGCCATGCGCCCGTGGCCACGTCAAACACCCAAGTCTTTTGGGCGGTTGGGAAGGTCAACACGTAGAAAGCATGGCCGTCTTGCTGGTAGGTAAACGCGATCGCGTCAGAAATGTCTCCGTAGCTCTGGATAGCAAACTCAACCGCGTGGGTAGATATGCGCTGGCCAGAGTAGCCTTGGGCGCGGAACACCACGCCTTGGCCACGGGCATCCGACCCCAACCAGAACAACGAGTTGTCCATCTTGGCCACCGAAAAAGTAGCCGCGCAGCCAATTTCATTAACCGCACCTTGAATGCGGGCCAGCGGGAAATCCACGTCGCCCGCGTTGTACCAGACCTCTACCGACTGGGTGCCGAATAGCCACACCTCGCGGTGATCGACAAACAGTGAGATCAGGTTGTCAGGCATACCCTCGGCGCTGGCAAAGCTCAAAGGGTCAATCTGTGTGCCGTCCAGCAGCTCGGACACCCAAAACCGCTGGGAATTTGGCTCTTGGAAGATGAAGTAGCCGTCCAGATACCCAACGGTCACAGCACCTGGAAAGTCCACGTCAGTGATCTCGGCGTACTCTTCGGTGCTGGCGTCGTAGATGTACCCTTCAGGGTTAGCTGCAATAAAGAGCTGCGTGCCGTTGTCGACCATTGAGACGGGGCCAGTGCCTGACACGCCGCCAATATTGGTCACCGTCCAATTGGTGTCCACCCGGTACAGCCGGGCGCCTGACACCACGTAGCCGTAATTGCCGTATTGCCACATGCCTCGGATGGGGCCAGTGCCCACAGTAGCCAACCGACGCAAGCCTGGCGCCCGATTTAGGTAAGCAGGCTCCATCCCCTCCGGTGCCGGTGTGGCCTCGGGGTACAGGTTAATCATCCTTGCGTCTGCAGCATTGACGCTGCGGGCGACGTAGGACTGGCCAAGGATAGGCGTCTTCACGGCTTAGAAGTTGCCTGCGTAGATGTTGTAGCGCTGGCGGGTAGCCACAATAGCGTACGGCATAGACATCACGTCGTCTGGGTTGTTGATGCGCTTCAAGTTGCGCTTGGACGTCATGGCAATCCGTGTCACTTGCGGCATAGGCTCAACGCCAAACTCGTTGGCAATTTCCATCGCCAAGTTGTACTTGAACGCCCGCAGGTAGCCCGGCGGAAACGACAGTACGGTGTTTAAGGTCGCCGGCTTAGTCAGCTCTTGCACCGACACAAAATGCCACTCCAACAGCCTTGTGGGCTTTGGATAGATGGTCATGGTGATGTCGGGGAACGTATTGTTGACAAACATGACCTGCGGGTAGGTGCTGGTCACGGTCTTGACTGCAATGCCGTCGTACTGCTGCTGGTTGATCAGCTTGATGCCGTAAGACACGTTGGTCTGCGGATCGCGGAAGTACGTCGCATCGTCAATCAAAATAGGCCGATTGCCGACGAAGTCGCCGGTTGGCCCAAGGGTGCGGGTGATGGTGTCGGTCGGCCAGTCAAATATCTGGTCTTCCGTAGAAAAGACAGCCAGACGCTCAGTATTCCACGAATCAATCATCTGATTCATGGCGTTCAAAGCATCTTGAGCAGCCTGCGGAGAAGGTTCCTCACCTTCGGCCAGCTGGCCAATCAGCCGGAGTGCTGCCTTGATCTGGTCGAAAGCGGTTGCCATGCAGGCTCCTTATTCTACTGCCGCAACCTCTGCAGGCGGGCGGCTACGACGACGTTTGGGTTCCAGCCCATTGACTGGCGCCGCTGCTTCGGGAGCCGAAGGCGTGTCGGGATTATACCGCTCCCAGCCGTTTTGTTCATCCAATTCGGCTTCCAATTCTATGGATGCTATTTTTTGCCCGTGGATAGGGTGCTGTAGATAAATAATCATATTGATAGCGGTAAAAATCGGGGGCCGAAGCCCCCGAAATCAAATTAGCCCCAGATACGGCAAGCCATTTGCGGACGAATTGTGCTGTAGCCGTACAGAACGTCGATACGGCAAGGCAGACGGTCATTGTTGATGTCGTACTGACGAACAATACGCATCGAAATGCCGTTGTGGACTTGGCGAGAAGCCATGTCAACGCCTTGTGGCATCAGCAAGTCAGCGGTCGCAAATGTGATCGC